AGACTCTTACGGAAGAGAAGGTGCGCAGGGCCGTGGTGGACAAGCTATCTGGACCTAAGGCTCCAATCCTCAAGCGGGACAAGGAAAGCACTCCTACGGTCTATTATAATCTCCGCAAGCCCGAGGGCGCTGTTGAGACAAGCGACAGCGATCTTCGCCGCATCATGATCGAGGCGGTAGAGATTGCTCAGAAGTATCCGGGACGCGATCCTGGCGTCATCGTGCATGCCGTCCTACAGATGAATGGCAAGGCTTAATGAAATATCGCTTTCCCGATTGGGCAGGTAGCTACCCAGAGCCAGATGAGGTAATCGAGCATCTGATGGACCACGGCGTACCTGAGGAAGATGCTCAGGAATACGAGCGAAGCCACAATCCGCTTTACTCGGTCAGAGTTGAGTTCGAGTACGATTCGGAGACCAAGGAACTCAAGGTTCTTGAGGCCCATATCGACGGCACAAGGCTAATCCCCGAATGAAGTTCTCCGCTGCCAGCGTAGCCATTGCGCTGATGTGCCTCGTGGCCTTCGGTTGCAATGAGGATACCGAGGCAGACGGTCCACCCAAGTCTGACGCTCGTCTCGTGGCCGATGGGTGTTACGCCGCCCGCACGCGCCTACAGGAAGGTATTGCTCGATCAAGTAGCAAGTATCTGAGCGACGATCTGTATATCATCGCCTGGGTGAACGAATACTGCTAGAACGAACAGAGCCCCCGTAACCTACCGGGGGCTCCGCAGTTTAAACGTTGGGGTTTAGCCCCAAGATGAGCGCTTCTTGTCAGCGGCATCCTTGACCGTCTTGCGGTCATCGCCCTCTGCAAGTGCGTTCACTTCTTCATCCGAGGAAGCGTTCTCGATGCGCCTGATCTTTTCCTTAGCGGAAAGCTCGTCGGCCTCGTCGGTCGAGTCGTCAGCGGCCTCTTCATCTTCTAGCTCTTCGGCGGCTGCCTCGAACTGAGGGGCATCGCCCTGACGCTTTACCTCTGCATCGGATAGAAGCTCGTCGCTATCCTCGTCTTCCGCATCGGCGTTGGCAGCGGCAAGATCGACTCCTGCGCCTTCCTCGTCGTGCGTCGGGACAACTACGTCTCCGATGGTGGGGTCGGTGGGGGTGTCACCGAAAATCTGAGTGGCACGAACGATGCGGATTCTCTCTTCCGCCTCTTCGCGCGTCTCATTTCCCTGTTCGTCTGGCATTTATTCTCCTATATAGGTCGAAGGTTACGTGACTAGTCTCTAGTTAATTATGCCCGGATACAGGTTTAAATAAACAAGCAGTCGTCAGGCGCTCTCTCAACCATCCATGCACGCGCTCGGGCCTCGGACGAAACGCGGGGATAGCGCCTAAGCCAATCCTGCCGACTCTCTTCATAGAACGGCGAAGACACTAGGCCAATATCGGGATCAGAGCGAGGCACCTTGATATACGTATTCGCACGGTAGGACGGGTGAGTGCCTGGCTCTCGCGGAGCCACCACCCAGGAAAAGAATTCGGGCTCCGATTCCGCAATTTGCTTCGGTTCCAGGTACCTCTCCCAGCCATACCACCTGACGAAGCGTTTAAACCAGTTCATTATCCCTCCCTCTGAACGGGAGCCACCTTAACGGTAACCTCGCCTAGCCCTGCGCCCGGACCCTCATACTGCTTGGAGCGAGCGAGAGCGTCGATCTGTGCAGCGCGTTCGTTGTCGCCAGCGCCACCAAGGGCCTGTTGCTCAGCGGCCATGAAGCCGTCGCTGACGATACGTCCCGGAGAGGGGGTCTGCACCGGCCCGACAATATTCTGCTGAGCGAAGCCACTGTTACGAGCAATCTCGCGGTCGGATAGCTTGCCTTGCATGACTGCCGGATCAAGGTCAGCGACCTTGTAACCCATGGCCTCTTCATCCGTGAGCGTGCGAACCTGCGAAAGCTCTTCGCCCTTCTCGTTGCGAAGCGCTGCAATATGCACTGGAATGGCCGTGCGCTGGTTTGTAGACTGCTTCTTAATTGCAGCCAAGGCTTCCCCTTCGGGAATTACTTCTACGAGGCCGAAGGCTACCTGCGTTTGTAGCTCTCCGTCCTTGAGGTCTTCCGTTTCAAGCCTGACGATATCGCCGCGCTGTCCACGAGGCTTCAACTGCGTGCGCTTCTGGCCAGACTCAGACTGACGGGAGAGTCGGAACCCAACCTCGACGTTGCGGAGGTTGCGCATGTACCAAGTCATCTCTTGCGGAGCCTGGGGAATGGCAACCTCTTGCGGCGGGGGCGCAGGACGGGTCTCCAAGACCGCTAGCGGGTCTTCTCTACCACCGAAACCGGGACCGGGAGTGAGATGGGCCGACGCCTCAACAACATTCTTGTCAGGGGGAGTCGGAAGCCCAGCGGTGCTGAGCGCCTTGAGGGCATCAAGGTCTTTCTGGGTAAGGCCCAGAGCCTTTAGTGCGGCTGCCTTCGTGGGACCACGCTTGGTGGTCTTACGGGCAGGCTTGGGTGCTTCTGCCATAAGTTCCTCTTACTGGTCGATATATGACTGTACTGCTAGGAGCCGAAGCTCACTGGTCTAATAGTTTCGGAACCGACCGCAGGGGTAAACTAGTATAACCCTATCCTTTGGAGAACCAATGTTTGCAGCAGTATCCCTTTTCACACTATTAATCGTCATTCTGGTCGTCGTCCTGATCCTAGCCCTATTGGGTTATGGTGGACGCGGACGCTGGTAAAAAGAAAGGGCCGCATCCATGCGGCCCTCTCGTACTACTGTGTTCCCCGCCTTGTTCATTTTGATGGTATGAACATCGTGCATTAATTACTCAACGAATCAGAAACAAAAAAGGCTTCCTCAATGAGGAAGCCTTTAAAGTTTAATCTTGGTATTCAGCTTAGACCGTTAGGTTGCTGATATCCAACTTCTGCGGTGCGGCGGTGGAGTCTGCCTTAACGATACGCGAGATTCCGCGAGCGTTGAGGATAAGCATGCCGATAAGCTCGTCCATGACCCATCCCTTGTAGAACTGCTCTACCTGATGGTTCTCTTCCACGTCGAGGGAGTACATGACTGGCATGACGCCGACGAACTCGGGCTCAGCGGTGAGGAAAACCTCGCCCTGGGGCACGATGATGGAGCGCTGAATCTGGAACTCACCGAAGGACGTGATACGTCCGCCTGCGAATACCTCGTCCTTGAACCGGAAACCAGTGACGTTGAGGTCCCAGGTGTAAAGGTCACGAATGTCTGCCGGGTGGGCGAGGACACGACGTGCCTCCAACTGGTTGATCTCAACCTGGGTTACAGCGTTGTAGAAGTCGGCAGGCTCAAGAGCGTTACCGGCACCTACGAGAACCGTCTGCTCCGAAGGAGCGGCGGCGGGACCAGCGGCGTTACCGATTGCGCGACCACCGGTCGGCTGAGCGCCAACTACCTGGCCGGAAGCACGGATGGTGCCGAGGTTGGTGATGGCCTGCTCCAAGAGAAGGATAAGACGAGCGTCTTCCTGCTTCTGGATGGCCTGGCGGGTTTCGTCCTGAGCGTACTCTACAGCGTTTACACGCAGGTAGTAGAGGTCTTCCTTACGAATCCTGGGGAAGGATGCGATGCGGAATAGCTGAGGCGTAGCCTGCTTGCCTTCGAAGGGCGTGATCTTGACTTCGCTGTCCGTGCTGTTGAGCACGTAAGCGCGACCGAGGTCGTCAAGAATGTCGTACGGCATGAGCGGTCCGCGCTCTAGCGTGTCCTCAACGAGGACGTTACGTACGATTCCCTCATAACGGAGGCGAATCTGAATCGGTCCGACCATTCCCTGGCCGATCCTGCGAAGGGCATTTCCTCTATCTTGGAGGATACCGGCTAGCTTCTGCACCTTCTCGCTCTTGGCGAGCTTGGGCAGACCTTCAAGGCGAGCTTCGTAGTCTGCTGAGGCAACTGCCTGTCGTTCGAATAGATGTTCCATATTAGTTCACGTATCCTTAGACGAGCAGCTTGATCTGGATGACGCCAGCAGAGCGGCGTTCGATGAGTTCCGCGACGGCAACGCGGGCACCAGGGGACGCAATGTAAATAAGGCGTCCATCGGTTCCTGCATATAGCTTGAGCGGATTACCAACAGCGGCGGCTGCATAAGCAGCGGCTAGGCCGGTATCGTCAAACGCGGGGTAGAGGACTTCGTAGACGGAGCCGGGGCCGTACCACACGCCGATTTCGTTCGAGTCCTTGAGGTCGTCTAGTGTGCCACCAACAAAGTTGGCTAGCAGCCCGAATGGAACTTCGCCAGTTGCCGCGCCAGCGGCAGGCATGAAGCTCTCGCCCGGTCCCTTCATCATGACGGTTCCGGGTACAAGTCCACTTTGGAAGGTGAACGTGTTGGCGGTATAGTCAACAGGGGTCGAGTCGGCTGTTACAGGCGCACGGAACGAACCATCTGTGTTGCGCAATGCGGCATGCAGAGTTCCCGCATACGGAGTTGCCTGGGTCTGACCATGCAACACTCGTAGCGTTCGCTTCTGCAACGCATTGCTTAGATTGGTAATCCGTAGCATTAGTGTTTGGGTTCCTAGTGTTAGGTGTTTAAACGGTCAGACAAGCTGGTCCGTCATGCATTGCATCAAGGGCAGCCCACTTAAAATAAGTGGACTTACCTCAAGAAGAGGGCTGAGTCGCCCAATGCGTCGTTGATTGGTTGCGGGGCGGCTGCTTCTACAGCACCGGCCTGCTTGGAGAAAGAGGGGAGACGACCGGTCACTTCGCCCTCGCGAGTAGCGGCTTCACGTCGGGTTGCCGTCTTCTTAGAGAGTCCAGCGGTCTTGACACGAGAGATGACACGCTCTTCGGCGGCTAGCTCTTCGGGAGTCAATCCCTCAAGCTCTGCAACGCGGTCGTACTTCTGCTCGGGGTCAAGGACGCCTAGCTCAATCTCAGCGTCAGCGAGCTTCATAGCTGCGACGACGTGAGCGAAAGCGGACTTGCGCTGCTCGATGTTAGGATCAACCTTCTTGGTCACCGGGTCCTGCTGCTTGGTTACGCCATTGCCGCCAGTGCCAGTCCACTGATCCGTTCCGTCCTGCGGGTTACTGAATCCGGACTCTTGCTCGACGTTCTCACGTCGCTGGGGCTGCACGTCGGAGCCGCCGATGGGCTTAACGCTC